TCATCTCGCCCAACACCACCACGAGCAGGGTCAAGTGCAAGGATGTAAGTGCCCATATATTCTCGCATTGGCACCATAATGCCCCTGTCTTTATTGACTGCGGCATCAATAATTTCCGATGCCAACAAAGCAGATTGACTTTTTGCAAATTGCGCCCCAAATTCCACCCAAAAGCTTTCTTCATCTTTCTTCCTGGCGTTCTCAAGAAAATCGCATCCCCATGGCAAATTGACATTGATTTCCCATGTTGGGATTTGTAGCGCTTGCATGCCAGGAAACTCGTCGCTTTCGGCTTGCTTGAAATGTTCGTAGAAAAGACCATCAGTTAACCAAGGAGAAGACAATTCAATGATTTTTCCATGGCGGCCAAACTGAGCAATGGAAGGAGACAATGCGTTGTACATAGCTTCTGCGCCACGGTTCGCATCGCCTTCAAGCGAGAATGCAAGCTCGTCCTGAATAATTGCTACAACCGCTTTACCACGAGAAGCACGGGCTGATGCGGGGATTGCTTGGAACACACAGCCATTGCTGATTTCAATCTCAAATGCAGTTTCCCGCGTGACTTCCTGTTCAAACGGACTGTTGATAACTAGCTGCCTGATGTTTTCAAGTGCGATTTTTGACTGCCCTAAATCGTTTGCAACAGTAATGATGTACCATTTCTCTCCTTTCCTTACTTTACGTTGAAAGAAATCTGCCTGCACAAAGCACATGTAAGTGGCGGCAACTGCGGCCATGAAGGTTTTTCCAGACCGTCGGCCCATTGCCCAAATGGCGTGGTTGATTTTCTTTTCAAATAAACCGTTAAGAATTTTCTCCTGTCTTGGCCATAATGTGACACCTAAAGCGTGTTTGGCAAATTCAGAACACCTAAGAGCCATGATCTAAAGTATCAAGAGGACGAAGAACTTCTTTGGGGACAAAATAGGCAGGACGACCGCGAGCGGGATCTGCCCAATATTTTTCCTCCATCGCTTCCCTTCCATAGCACCAGCCATGGATGAGCGTGGTTTTATTTTCAATGGTAACGAGAACGAAGCGTTTTTCGGGGTCTTCGTTTTTCTGTACGATTAAATCGTATTTATGCTTACTCCTGGTTTTTACATCAATTTTGCCAGGAAGATCGGAACTTTTCCGATTTGCCTCTCTTTCTTGATACAAAAAATCCTTGAGACCAAGATGAGAAGCGACTGCCATTTCTCCTGCTGCTCCCAGGAGATGGATTTCAAGCGCTTTGTTACCGCGTGATGCGCCACGATTACGACCGCGCAGCCCTTTCGCCTCATTAACGGACTGTCTTCTCATCCCTTCTTCCATCGCTTCCTGTCTTTCTTGTTCGGAGAACGTGAAATTAATGGGCATAATCAAAGGAACAACACTTGCATCATAGCCACGTTTAGAATGAAAGCAAGTTTAACATCCAAATAAAATGGCCGAGGAATCGATTGAATTGGGTCATGTTGCTGAAAATGGTGTGCGAAATGATGGGCTTAGCAATGTTTTTACTGGCATGGGCGTCAATGGACGAGATAAAAGCCTTTCCACTCAGACTGAGCCTATTATTTTCCTGACGCAGGAAGAGCTTGAAGGACTTTATGGCGAATGGCTGCCACGTCGCATTGTTGATATTTATGCAGAACAGGCAACACGGCGTGGTTTTAAGGTGCTGTTTGGTGGAGAAGGTGCTGCTGCTGAGGAGGTTGCGGGTATTGAACAGACGGTTGAAGATCTTTATATCCTTGAAAATTTCATGCTGGCGTCTAAAAACTCCAGGCTCTATGGCGGCAGCGTGATTTTGCTGTACATCGACGATGGACGAAGGGCGGACCAACCAGTCAACAAAAACAATATTCGTTCTATTGAAGGAATGGAAGTGTTGGACAGGTGGCAAATTGCTCCTGTTATCAATGAAGAGAATTTGTACGATTATTCCAAGGCAACATATTATCAAATTATTTCTGGCGATTTAATCAATAAACCACAACTGTTTCGCATTCATAAAGATCGCATTTTACGTTTTGACGGAGATTGGCTCCCTTATCGCATTCGTCAAAGAAACTATGGATGGGGAATGAGCAGTCTGCAAACTGTTTACGACAGCTTTAAACACTACTGGACTGGCTTGCATTCTACTGCCACGTTAATGAGCGAATTTGACATTTTCGTTCATAAGATCAAGGGATTATCGCAAATGCTTGCCGCTGGTAAGGAAGGGGACGTTAGGAATCGCCTCATTCTTAATGACATGAGCAAGAGCGTTTATCGCGGCTATGCAATTGACGCGGACAAGGAAGAGCTTGAATTTCTTGGTCGTAATTTTGGAGGTATTGGTGAAATTTTAGAGAAGCTTCGTATTGACATTATTGGCGCCTCCAAGATTCCTCATACAGTATTGTTTGGCGAAAGCCCTAGCGGCCTTGGTTCTACGGGACGCAGCGAAGAAAGGGATTTCGCAAAAACTTTAGCGGACTACCAACAAGCTTCTTTCCATCGTCCTCTCAAAAAACTGATGGAATACATCATGTTGAGTTCTGATGGCCCGACGAAAGGGCGAATGCCGGATTCATGGCGCGTCCATTTCAACGATTTGTTCGAGTTGAATGAGCGCGAGAAAGCTGACGTGAGGGCTCGTGTGGCGGCTGTAGACGGGCGCTACATCCAGTTGGGAGTATTGCATCCACAGGAAGTTGCAGAGGCCCGTTACGGCGGTTCTGAGTGGAGCATGGAACTCACTCTTGATCCATCGCTCCCCCGTGAACTGCCTGATCAAGGCGGCGAGAAAAAGCTTGCCGTGCCTCCTGGCGGCAGGGATCCCATGAACGAGGAGAACGGGACGCTACCAATGGACGGCACCAGGGAAGTTGCTGACGCTCAAGCAGGGTTGCTCTTAGAACGCGATCTTGAAGCCAAGCGAGGAGATGTTGTCTTCACTGATAAAGAGCTTCACAATCGTGCCGTTGCTTCAGCAAAAAGCAAATTTAATGTTTGGCCTTCTGCTTACGCCAGTGGTTATGTAGTGCAGCAATATAAGAGCATGTACAAGAAAAAGCATGGCTCGTTATCTGGCGCTTTCAAGAACGACGAAGGCGAAATTCATGCTGATGATCTTGATAAATGGTTCAAGGAGAAGTGGGTGAGGATTGGCGCCAATGGTGAAATTCTTGGTCCTTGTGGTGGACGTAGCGAAAAGGAAGGCAAGCCTAAGTGCCTACCAGAAACAAAGGCCAAAGCAATGAGTAAGGAAGAAAGGGCAACAATCGTGGCCCGTAAGCGGCGCAAGGATCCTGATGCTGAACGTAAAGGCAAAGCGAAAATGGTTAGCAGTAAAGTTGAGGACGCCATTGATCCCGTAAAACCTGAGGGAATGATCCTTGGTGATATTGACGAAGCTTCCTTCATTTCAGAAGCCGACATTGAAGAAGCTTTAAGTCAATGGAAAGAAGAAGCTCCCGAGCGTTTCAAAGACATGCTTGAGGCTGATGATGCTGAATGACCTCTCGTCGTTATCCGACACGATCCTGGCTGAAAGGCTTGATGCGGAATGGTCTTTTGATCGTGGTATTGGCAGGTATCGCGACAAACGAGGACGGTTCCTTAGCAGCAAAGCGGTTCAAGCGATTGTTGATAAGCGCATCGAAAAGCTTGCAACGAAACTACGTCGTTACACACAAATGCTAAGCGACGGCAATCTTACGCTTGATCAATGGCAAGCAAGCGTCAGGGAAGCTATTAAAACTGTCCATATCCAAAATGCCATCATTGGTAAAGGCGGTAGGGACAATATGACCGCAAGTGACTACGGTAAAATTGGTCAGCGTTTAAGACAGGAATATGCCTATCTTCAAGGTTTTGCGTCTGATTTATTGGAACAGCGAGCTTCATTGCCCATGGCTCTGGCGCGTGTCGGTCTTTATGCCGAAAGCTCCCGTGGCTCATATTGGCAAGGTACTGAACTACGACAACAGGAACAAGGCTATTCGTTGATGCGGCGCATTTTGGATCCACAGGCCCAGCATTGCGATGATTGCGTTCGTTACGCACGCGCTGGTCTTGTCGCAATTGGTTCTCTTCCATTGCCCGGTCAACGCTGTGAATGCCGAGCAAGATGCCGTTGTTCCGTGGAATACATGAGGCAACAACCTCCTTCTGTGCCTGCATAAAAAACGCCATTAACATAAGGCAAGCATTCTTCCTTCTAGTGGCAAAAATCCTTTACTGCGGTGATGCGTTTGTAGAAACAGGCTTTGGTCGCGTTGCTAGTCAGCTTTTGCCAAGGCTTGCTGAAAAGCATGACGTGCATGTGCTAGCAGTGAACTATTGGGGCGATTACAACGAAGAGGCCCGTAAATACAAGGTTTATCCCGCCGGTATTCATGGCAATGATCCCTTTGGCGGTCATCGCATTGCTTCTATCGTTAAGCAAATCAAGCCTGACCTGATTTGGAGCACCAATGATCTGTGGATCAATATTGGTCTTTGGAATCACATCAAAGACCTCCGTGATGAGCTTGATTTCAAGTTTTATTCATATTGCCCCATTGATTCCTACGGCATTTTTCCTGAGACAATGCCTCCAACCAACGACTGGGATGGTTTTGGCGTTTACACGGAATTTGGAGCAGAGGAAGTCAAGAAAGCTGGCTATCAAGGTGAAGTTGACATCATTCCTCATGGTGTAGACACCAGTCAATTTTTCCCATTGGACAAGCTTGAATGTCGCAAAAAGCTTGGCGTCCCTGAGGACGTGTTTATTGTGTTCAATGGCAATCGCAATCAGCCTCGTAAGCGCATCGACCTTACGATCAAGGCTTTCATTCGTTTTGCGAAAGACAAGCCTGATGCTCGCTTGTGGATGAACATGGGACAGAAAGATATGGGATGGGACTTGATTCCTTTGTTTAAGCGAGTTGCTCGCGATGAAGGCTACGACGCAACTGGCAAATTAATTCTCACGAGTCCCAACTTTGACGTTAACAATTGCCTTACCATTGAACAACTCAACCAAGTTTATGCTGCCTCTGACGTTGGTATTAACACTTGCATCGGAGAGGGTTGGGGCTTGGTAAATTTCGAGCATGCTGCAGCCATGCGTGCTCAAGTTGTGCCTGACCACACCAGTCTCAGGGAGATTTTCGATGGAGTGAGGCGCATTGATATTGAAAGCTGGGAAGTGGATAGGAATTACGGTTTGGACCGTGGCGTGCCTTCTGTTGATGACGCAGCTTCACTTCTGCAGCGTTATTACGAAGACCGCGAATTGATGGACCACGACGCAGAATGGTGTTACAACCGGGTGACAGCCCCAGAGTTTGACTGGGACAACATCGGTAACAAAATGATGAAGATTGTCAATCGCTTGGTCGGCAAAAAGAAACTTGTTATTTCTTCCGGTCGTGGCTTTGGCGTGGAGGCTGATAAATGATTGGCGTGTTGGCCTTGGTTCGCGATGAGGAACAAACGCTCCCTCGCTTCTTCGCTGAAATGGAGAAGCTTGAAGATGCGATGGATGATGAGGTTGTTTATTCGTTTTATGAAAACGATTCCAAGGACAATTCCCCTTCCATCGTTTCTAAATTTTTGCGGCAGCGGCATCGTCGCGGAAGCTTGATTTCCGAAACTCTTGGGCTACGTCGCTTTAAGGGAAGACAGAAGGAGCGCACTGAACTTATGGCAATGGGACGCAACATTGCTTTAAGTCAACTGAAGATGTTTGGTCCTGATGTGCTGCTAGTGATTGATCCTGATATTGATTTCAGCCACCAACACATTCTGCAACTTCTACCAGAGCTTGACGACAACGAAGTGGCAATGGCATGTGCATCAACAATGCAAGATGTTCCGTCTGTCTTTGGCGATAGCGAAGTGTCTTATTACGACTCCTGGGCGTTCATTGCAGGTGATGGCTCTCCTGGCATCACGTTTGCCCATTGCCCTTCAATACTGAAGGAAGATCAAGAACAATGGAAAAAGGAACAACGCATCACAGCACGCTCCGCGTTTGGAGGTATTGCAGTTTTGCGTTATGACGATGTGTTGCAGCAAAAAGCTCAATGGGACGGAGTTAGTGGTTGCGAGCATTGGTCTTTTTGTAAAGCCATGCTTGAAATTGGCGATATTGTAGTGAGGGCTGATGTCAATCCAATGGTCATTCACGGCACTTCCACCACTTTTAGGGCTCCAACGTCTGAATACGCCGAGCAAGTCAAGAAAGCATTCATTGAACACAATGGAGGAAAGGCATGAGGATCATCTTCCGCACCACTGATAAAGTGTTTGGCATTCACGCCAGGCATCGTTATTTCTCAAATGACAAAACTGAAGTGGCGATTCGTTGCTTCAATAGCATGCTGAAAAGCATTGGTGATCGTCGCGATGAATGCGAAATTGTTGTTGTGGCTGACAAGAGTTCAGATCGCTTGCTTAATGCCGTGAAAAGTTGCGATCAATTGATTGAACGCAATTACAGCGGACTAAAGGAAAGTATTCTCGATTCCTTTTCCATCGCAAACCAAGAACCAAAAGACTGGACTTTCTTTGTCGAGGACGACTACCTCTTCTGGGACGGAGCGTTTGATCGTTTACTGTCAGACGCAAAGGGCCAGTTCGAGCGTGGCATTGGCTTCAGGGATTATCCGGGAATTGTCCTCCATCCATCAGACTACTCTGACCGCTACACGCGAGAATCAGACGTGAGGAAGAAAGGACATATCATGAGATCAGACGAAACTTACTATCGTCAAATTTACAACACAACAATGACAGCGTTGATGAATCGTTATGCTTTAGAGCAAGCGTCAAAAGAAATGGTGCCTTTGATGGAAGGACATAATCAAGGTCAAGGATTTGATGCAATCTTTAGCAAACTTTATGGCCAAGAAAACATTCTTTGCATTAGTCCAATCCCGTCATTTGCGTTTCATTTAGACAATCACAACACGCCACCGCCTTTTATTGATTGGCACGCGATGTGGGAGGAAGCAAATGTTTGACGAGGGAGGGAATAAGCTTTTTGCGGAGGTTGCAAACTTTGCCGTTGTTTATGGCGAATATGGTTGTGGTGAATCAACCAAATACATTGCCAAGCACACTGACGCACGCATTATTGCAGTTGACACCAGTAAGGAATGGGCAGATCGTACACGCACTGCAATCAATGATCGTCACAACGCATTGATTTGTCATGTCGATTGCGGTCCAGTTGGCGATTGGGGACGCCCTTTGAATTTGGATTTCAAAGATAGGTTTCATGTCTATCATTATTTTCCATGGTCCCTTGAAGAGTCCAGCCCAAACGTAGTGTTGATCGATGGAAGGTTCCGTGTGGCTTGTTTTCTCGCGACATTAATGAGAGCAAAGCCTGGTACGCAAATCTTGTTTGACGATTATTGTGACCGTCCTCATTATCACGTTGTAGAAAAACTTATTGTTCCTGCACGCACTAGCGGACGCATGGCCTTATTTGTGCGACCTGGATTTGTCAAGAATGGACAAGTGCAACAATTGTATAATGAATACAAGCACGATATTGATTAGCCATGACTGCAAGGCAAAAGCGCGAAAAAGTTAGGACTGTAATGCGTGAATTTGAGGCTGGTACGTTGAAAAGCAGTAGTGGTGAAGCGGTGAAGAATCGCAAGCAAGCGATTGCAATTGCACTTAGCGAGGCTGGTCTAAGCAAAGAAGGCAAGAGTGATGAGTATTGGGATGGCTATTGCGAGGGCATGCTGGGAAAGAACTGAGGGGCGACGCCGAATCATTCGCCCCTCCATCGTCTGTAAGAGCTGCAGCGCGTCGTGGTTTAGAGCTTCGCAAGAAGCATAAGAAAGGAGGACTGTCCACGCAAGAGGCAGGTAAGCAGGGTATTGGTAGTGGAGTAGCACGCGCCTCTGATCTTGCTGGTGGTGGTAAGGTTAGTTACGCCACAATCAAGCGCATGGCAGCATTCTTTTCCCGTCACGAGAAAAACAAAAGCGGAGGAGAGGATGATGCGGGTTATATTGCATGGCAACTTTGGGGCGGAGATGC